TATAAGTCTAACCAGCTTATTGAGAGTTGAGGAGCCATCCTTATAGTAGTTCTCTCCTGGGGGTATCCAGGGGTTTGAAGACCAGGCCTATCTTTTGAGGGTAAATTGTAACTTCTGGTAAAATGGCAAACATGGTTGCTTCTTTGGTTATAGCTTTTGTCTTGTCTCCGTACTTAATATTGTCATATACTGTATACAAGGTTTTAGCTGGTTTGGCTTATGCCAGCTCTGTAGTTCGTCGTGCCGTTGGCACCATGGTATCAGTGGTTAAGCATTGTTGTGGTGATATTAAGGCTGGTGTTAGAGTTGTGTCGAGGGAGGTTAGTTTTTCCTGGTTCGTTATCGTGTTAGTTTCCGTGTTCTTGTCCAGTGTGTTTGTAGGGTTTGTACCCACCATTACCATATATAGTATTTTACTGTTGTGCATTGGGTCGAGGTATGGAGGACGCGTTCCACGTTACGTAGTTCTACACTGGGAGAGAATCAAGAAGGCATGGGAGTGTGGTGTGGATGATGACGATTGTACAACCCCCTTGGCCAGCGTGTGTATGGAGCGGGTCTCCGTTAAACTTAGACCACGTTTGGCTTGTAAGGTTGCTGTCAAGGCCATTTCGAAGGTTGGATTGTTGAAGAGGTCTGAGGCAAATGCTCTAGTCTATCAGAGGGTTTGTCTGGATGTGATGGAAGGCATGAAGATGAGGTGGCATGATCGGTTGATGATTCTGCCCCAGGCTGTACTTGCTTGTCTTGAGAGACCGGATGAAGTTGAAGAGGTTATGAAAGCCATTGAAGCGTCCTGTAAAGGACGCTTTGATGACTTTTAGGGGTGCCTACTAGAACATCGTGGTTATAACACTGCCATCAATAGCGTCATACCTGATGGAGTGTTATTGAACCGCGAAGGGATGGTGGTTCGAAGAGGACTGCCCCTATCATGTGAGCGGAAGTGGTACTCCTTCGCTAGTTATGCTAGCACATATGAGTACGTTGTGCATAATAGTACACTCGTTAATGTTTGTAGAGGTCTGGTTGAACGAGTGTTTTGCGTCGTGCGAGACGGTAAATTGCAGCGTCCTCTTAAGCCAAGAAATAATATTTTCGTGAGGAAGCTTGGTGATGTTGGTCGTAGAGTTAGCCAGATTGTTGGGTTCTGTCCCGCTATGACACGCAGTGAATTCTGCGAATCTTATAGCGGTAAACGTAGAGCCACTTATGAGAAGGCGAAACTGTCCTTGGATGTTCTCCCCTGTACGCGTTCAGATGCTTATCTCAAGACATTTGTGAAGGCGGAGAAGATCAATATTACCCTTAAACCAGACCCAGCGCCCAGAGTCATACAGCCACGTGACCCTAGGTACAATGTAGAAGTTGGACGATACCTGAAGCCGCTTGAACCCCGGCTGATGAAAGCCATTGATAAGCTTTGGGGGGAGAAGACGGCCATTAAAGGGTATACAGTTGAGAAGGTTGGTGAGATACTGTATCAGAAGAGTTTGAGGTTTAAGAAACCAGCTTATGTTGGTCTGGATGCTAGTCGGTTTGACCAGCATTGTTCTAGGCAGGCATTAGAATGGGAACATTCAGTTTATAATCAAATTTTTCGTGATCCTTATCTCCGGGAGTTGCTGGAATGGCAAATAGATAACGTTGGGACGGCATATTTAAAAGATGGGTTTGTCAGGTACAGAGTTGATGGCTGTCGCATGTCAGGTGATATGAATACCAGTATGGGTAATTATTTGATCATGTCATGCCTGGTCTACCAGTTCTGTAAGGATATGGATATTGATGCAAGTCTCGCCAATTGTGGTGATGACTGTGTGTTGTATTTGGAGGCTGACGAACTGCCGAAACTGAAAGCATTACCATCTTGGTTTGAAAGTATGGGTTTCTCCATGAAAGTAGAGAAACCTGTATTCAACGTTGAGGAGATAGAATTTTGCCAACAGCACCCCGTCCAACTAAGTAGAGGATGGGTGATGGTCAGGAGGCCTGATGTGTGCTTAACAAAAGATGTGTGCGTAGTCCGAGGGGGGATGACAACTGAACGACTTCAGAGGTGGCTTCATGCTCAACGGGACGGCGGTCTCAGCCTAGCTGGTGACTGTCCTATCCTGGGGGCATTTTATGCTGCCTTTCCTCAGGGTGAGTCCCTTGGGGAGTTGTCAGAGTATGCCGATGCACACAAATTTAAGGCAGGCAAGCAGTGCGGCGATATAACACCACTAGCCAGATACTCATTTTGGTTGGCATTTGGATTAACTCCTGATGACCAGATAGCTGTTGAGAAGGATCTGTCTAGTTGGAAACCCAATGTTACATTTGGAGAGGAATCGAAGAATGTCACGTTGTTGGACTACTGCTCAAGATAACTGACCATTATCAATCAATCTACATGGCACTTGTAACGACAAACAATCAGCGCGCGATAACTCAGTTGGTGAAGCCAGCATTGGCTGCTGGTGCGAAAACAATGATCGATAACCGTGAACACATCTGGAATGGTGTAAAGTGGGTGTTGGCTAATGTGGCACGAAGGCGGAAACGACGTGAGACTCAGCTTGTTACATATCAGCAGGCTTTGCCAAACGTCATTGCTGCCCCAGTTGCCATGACTAGGAGGATTACCGGCAGTAAACCGAAGTTTAAGAAATCAACAGGATCAATTCGGATCACTCACAGAGAGTATGTAGCCCAGGTTGAAGGTGTTTCAGGTGGCGCGTTTCGCGTCAATAATGGAACCACTAATGACTATTCACTCAATCCCATGAACTTTGCAGCATTTCCTTGGTTGCCTACCATTGCGGCAAACTTTGATCAGTATAAGTTCGTCTCTGTTCGACTAGAGTACATTCCCCTTGTTCCTACTACGGAGCCGGGTAGGGTTGCTCTCTTCTTTGACAAAGATTCAGAAGATCGTGGCCCCGATGATAGGTCTGCCGTGGCAAATTACGCCCATTTGTCGGAGATTTCACCTTGGGGTGAAACAGGGTTGAGTATACCGGTGGATAGTGTCAAGCGTTTCACCGATGATAATGCTACTTCTGACCCGAAACTTATTAATTTGGGTAAATTTGGTTGGGCAACATATGGCGGCAGTAGTAGTAATGTTTATGGAGACATATTCATTCATTACACTGTTGACCTGTTTGAGGCCCAACCTACAACCACCCTTCTTCAGTCAATCGGTGGCAATTTAACAACTACCTCTCTTAATAATGGTCCTAAATTTGTTACAGTCGAAGTAATCAATTCCTCCACAGCAACATTTCAGTTCCGTGTTCCTGGGGTATACACAATTATTTTCTTTAACAATGTCGTTGCCAATACGATAATTGCTCCCGCCATCACTAGTGGTGGGGTGATAAATTCATCATATGGGAATGCCTCGACAGCGAGGCTGACTCTAATTGCTCAAGTCACTATCCACTCAAATGCAAATTTTACAGTTGGTGGAATGACTGGTCAGTCGAATTGGCAGGTTCTTGTTACCAGATCCAACAGAGATAATCAACTTACAGTCGTTTAGGCTACCTTTGGGTGGGTAGTGTTCCGTAGCCCTGGCAATGTCTGGGGTTAGGACTTGAGTGGCTCAAGAACCATCAAATATTTCAAGCCATACCACCTTTAGTGCCAGTGCCTATTTGTTATTCTCATGGAAAATACCTTAGATAGGGACCCTTTCCCTTTGAAATGTCAGGTTTGTTCCCACTCTACAAATATCAGAGAGAGTTCTGGACAGGGGGGGCGTCAAGTTAGAAGACTTTCAAGGCCAAATCCTGAGCCACTTGTCGGAATGGATTTTGGAATCCAATATCAGTCTTGGATGGCTGATCGTGGATTCCCTGAGTCCCTACTATCGTCTAGTGGGGGTCTGTCCACTACAATACGTGGCCATGGATTGGCTGTAACTATACAGGGTGACAGTAAAACGTTACTTAACTTCTGTAGGGTTGCTCACGCTATTTTTAATAACCCCGTTGTCCAGAGTCAAGTCTGTTATGGGTGCGGCCCATTGACCAGTGATGCCATTCGTGGTGGATCTGGAATCATCCAAGGGCGTCTCCCAGAAATGGAGCTAGGTGAAACAAATAAAGCTAAACGGCTTAGAACGGAGATGTCATGATAGTGAGTTTGTTGGTGGTTCTCCAAACTCTATGCCCCAGGGAGCACAGTCCTGGGAGGGCTATCATTATGTTCTAAGAGACAGCTTACCATAGTAATCATGTTTCATTTGATGAGGAGACCCCACCAGTCACCACTTATATATAAGTGGGGGCTATGAGACTGGTGGAAGTTACGTTTACA